GAGATACATGGCTCAGTCGGCAATGCGTTGCGAAGCCACCAGCAGGCCGGAAGGCACAGCCAAACCAGCCAACAGGATTAGCGCCGCCATCGGTGCCCGGTTCTCATCAGTGGTAGGAGTTAGGGCAGCGGCGCAGACCGTGCCCAGCTGGAGCACGACGGCGAGAGTGATAAAGAAGAGTTTGGTCATTGGATAGTTAGCGATTGTGAAAGGTGATGGGCGACGACAGCGCCGCCCAGGAAAAGAGTCAGGCGTAGGGCTGGTCAAGACACCAGCGACAGAAGTTTTCAGCCTTGAGACCGTCTGACATCTGCTGATAGCTGAAGTGCTCCACAGCCCAGCGCCGTTGGTCAGCGGTGAGACGTAGCCAAGCGATAACGGCAGCTTCAGCCAGCTGCACGCCCTCGACACTGCGAGCGCCCACACGCTCGAACGCGGCAGAAGGTGAGAAAGAAGAACCGGAAGGAGTCATTGAAAGATCAGCGATTGTTTCGGCAAGGCTCACAGCCCCGCTTGAGTTCATTGTCGCTTACCTATGGAGGTTAGGTCAAGCGAATCAGCCAAAATTGCCTCGATTGTTTCGGGAACTTAACCAGCGTGCCGCATCGCATCAAGGCCCAGGGCGACGCGGTGTCCAGATCTTGCGTACCTGCCACCGGAGCAGATACGCAACGGCAGACCTCAGGCGGTGACTGGCGTCTGACGAGTCCAGCTCGCGCGAGCCAGTCCAGCGCCGCCGAGCTTGGACACAAGCCCGAAACACAGCCCCACCCCGTACCCAACGGATTGAGGCATAATTAGGTTACTCCCAAGCTCCCAGGTGCAGACCAATTTTCGACAACCTTACCTATGGAGCCCGATTCAAACAACCTATGTAGGTAGGCCCCACCTCCGGGAACATCTCACCCCCCGGCAGGGTCTACGGCAACCTATGTATGTGTAAAAACGGCCATAAGAATGGGTGTCTTGGGCGTCATCCCCGGCGGTAAATGCTTTGAGCCTCCCGTACATCGCAGCACAAGATGCACAAAGACATACGACGAGTTCTTCAATATGATTTGGGAGGATCTACTTCCTCACCAAAAAGAGTTTGTAGTTGACACGGAACACAAGATATTAGGACTCTGCGCAGGCTTCGGCGCCGGCAAAACGTACAGCCTGTGTGTGCGCATATTGATCGACTGCATGAGATACCCGAACACGGTTTTATGTGTGTTCGAGCCCACCTACCAAATGCTGTTAGACGTATTCATCCGATCATTTGAGGAGATTCTTGAGAAGTACGGCGTCGAGTACGACTATCGCGCATCCCCCCAGCCTGAGTTCACTGTCCACACCCCCACCGGCAAAGCAACGCTGCTGTGTAGAACAATGGAGAGCTACAACCGCATCCGTGGCGCCAACTTAAGCATGGTATATGCCGACGAGATTGATACATCCCGCCCGCATATTGCCGAGAAAGCCTCACAAATGATCTTGGCACGTTTGAGAGGCGGACCCAACCCACAATTTTGCCTCGCCAGTACACCAGAAGGCTACGGATACATGTGGCAAACATTCACCCAAAGACCCGGAGCTGACCGGCGTCTAATCAAGGCCAAGACTCTCGACAACCCCTACCTCCCCGACGGATTCGTTGACTCCCTATATGCCAACTACCCACCCCAGCTCCTCGCCGCCTACCTAAACGGAGAGTTTGTCGCACTCGACAAGACAGTCGTCTATCCATATTTCGACCGCGACACGCACTGGAGCGACGAAACAATCCAGCCCACCGACACGATTTACGTGGGAGCAGACTTCAACGTAGGCGCCTCATTCCTAGAGGTTTTCGTCCGTCGTGGTGACGCCTACCACGTCATCGAAGAGCACTACCCGAAGGACACCCCATCCGTCGTCAAGCTACTGCAAGAGCGCTTCCCAGACCACATAGCGAAGGGCCAGCTCACCATCATCCCCGACGCCAGCTCACGCAAGCGCACCACCAGCAACGCTGCCGAGAGCGACTTAGGCATTCTCCGCAAAGGCGGCCTACGAGTAAAGATTCAAAACACCAACCCACTAATCGAGGATCGTGTCAACGCAGTCAACGTGCTTCTAATGAACAACCGCCTCTACATCAACCCCAGCTGCAAGTATCTAATCCGCAGTTTCGAGACACAGACCTATAACGAAAACGGCAGTCCAGACAAGTCAGGACGAGGAGTAGAGGACCGCTCCGGCCCAGTGGATGCTGCAGGCTACGTGATTCACGCCCTTGCGGGTCTGCGCCGTTATGTCACCGGAGGCAGCAATTTCCGATACAAGTAAGCGAGGAAATCTAGGCAAAAGACAGCAGCAGAAGAGTGTCCCAAGCCCTAAACAGCTCATATCTAGGACGGGATTTTACGCAGGGGCGTTTATATGATCCCGTAGCACTTCCCAAGCCAGCGGGATCAGAGAACGACCCCAGCGTTCCCAGCAATGCTGTGGTGTCGATGCTAAAGGGATGGGATCCAATCAACATTTGCGTGGCCGGCACACAGGGCATCCGCGAGGACGCGAAGCGCGTCTTACCGTTGGAGCCCCGCGAGGACCAAGAGTGTTGGGAGCGCCGGGTTTTTCATGCGGTGCTACCTCCGTTTCTTAGCCGTCTTGCCGCTCAGGCTTCAGGTCTAATTTTGCGGAAGGGCATCACCTTGGAGGGGGACGACTTCTGGCAGGAGTGGGCGAAGGACGTATGCGGCGACGGCACCACTTTGAACGCCTTCGCCAGGCGGATGCTCGAAACCAGCATCCTCTACGGCCATAGCAGCGCGATCGTAGACATCAACAAGCCCTCCACCAGCCGTCGGTTGACTTTGGCCGACCAGCGGCAGAACCCGATCAAGCCCTACCTAGTCCACGTCCACCCGCAGACGATCCGGGGATTCCGCACCGCAGACCAGAACCCCCAGGGCGAGCTGGAGCAAGTCCGCATCCGCGAGCTGGCACTGGAGAGCAAGGGCCGCTTTGGGGAGGAGCAAGTTGAGCAGATCCGTGTGTTGGAGAAGGGCTCCTACCAGCTATGGCGCAAGACCCCGACCGGTGCGTGGTACATCTACGAGCAAGGCGACACCGACCTAGAAAATCTCCCATTCTTCACGGTCTACAGCGACCGCACAGGCACACTCACCAGCAACCCACCGCTCAAGGAAGTGGCGTACATGGCCATCAGCTACTGCCAGCGCTGGACCGACTATGCCCATTCGCTCCACGTCGGAGCCATGCCGATCTTGACGATGCGGGGTTTCGACCCTGACGCCGACGCACCGATCGGCATCAGTCCGAACACGGCTATTTTGCTGCCCGACACTGGCGGCGCCGAGTATGTCTCCCCCACCAGCGACGCCTTCGACTCCCAGCTGTCAGCACTGAATGCACTGGAAGACCAGATCAACCGTTTAGGCATCAATACACTCAACAAAGCCAATCTGACGAATGCTGCTGCAGAAGCCCGCCGACTCGATCGCATCGACAGCGACTCAATCATGGCGTTAATCAGCACGGACCTCCAGCTGACATTGACCGAGATGATGAAAACGGCTGCTGAATTTGTAGGCATCGAACCCCCGCGCGTCATCATCCAACAGGACTACGACAACAAACTGCTGGACGGCAACGGCACCACAGCACTGCTCCAGCTCTACATGCAGGGCGCCATCACCCAGCGAACGCTACTCAAGGCTCTGTCAGCAGGGGAGGTTCTCCCCGCCGGCACCGACATCGAGGAAGAGATTATCGAGACCCGCGATTATCTGATGGAATTGAACGGCGCCGGGGGTGACGGATTGGACCCTCTGAGCAACAAGCCGGAGAGTCTGAGCCGCGACAACCGCTCCGGCCAAGGCGAAGACATCAATTCGCAGACCCTGCCCACACCCATGCGCCCCGGCAAGAATCCCTGAGGTAAGCGATGGCCCGTAGCGAACAAGAGAACGAGGAGTATCTAAGGCTTTTATGGCTTCTGCTTCGCGAGAGTGAAGTCAAGCTGCAGGATGTTACCCGTCCATTGTTGCTTCTGCTGTTATGGCAATTCCGCAACCAGCTTTTAGCCACATTCCCCACCACCGGCCAAAGCCGACAACTTCAGGTCAGTTCACTGATCAAGAGTCTTGAGGGTCCGCTAGGTCGATACAACGATCAATTCAGGGAAGTATTGATTCGCGAGCTAGAGATAGTCGATAGTTCCAGTGCCATAGAAGCGTCCAAATTCGCTCAATACGAACTCCCCCTCACCCGCCGCGACTACACACCCCGAAAGGGAGACGACCTTCTCAAAACCACCCGCGCGTCAGGAATGACCCTTTACCGCTACCTGACAAAGGATGCGCGAGGGATCAGTCCTTTTATGCGCAACCACATGCGAGCTGCAAGAGCAAAGGTGGATGCCGGAATTATGAGAGGCGACAGTTCAATAGAGATTGCTCGATCGATCGTGGCAGAGCGCACTGTGCGCGGCTACATCCAACCAATCAACAGTCGCGGCACGCTCTACGCCTTATTGCGCAACCGCGACACAGCACTAATCGCCAACACCGTGTGGGATGTATCCGGCTATGCCGAGCGAGAAGTTTTTGCCCGACAGCAGTACCTAACCACACGCAAAGGCAAACCCCCCAGCGCTGAATTTATTCCAAACGGGTGGGTATGGAATGCGATTTTAGATCCGCAGACATGCCCAATATGCCGCCCCTTACATCTAACGAGGTACGCGAGCATCAGCGACGCACCTTACCGCCCCCCTGTGCATCCTCGTTGTCGCTGTCGTCTTCTACCTGCACAGACATAAGGCAACCTAGATTGCACTATCCCACCCGACATGCCTGAGCAACAGATTCCTGCAGAGCAGGAGTCAGCGGCAGTTGATTCCGTGAATCAACCCCCAGCCGAGGATGCTTCTGCACTACGCGCCAAATTAGAACTTGTTCAACGGGACAATCTCGCCAAAGGCGAGGCGAACCGCAGTCTGAACGAAAGGCTTGGCGAGAGTGAGAAACGTCTACGGGAAATGGAAAGCCAGCTCAAGGCAACCAACCAGCAAACGCTCGAATCAAGCGGGGAGTACAAACAGCTTTGGCAGGACGCTTCAGCAGAGAACGGCAAGTTGATGCAGCGCATCAGCGAGCTTGAGGGACAACTACAGCAACGTGACCAAGCCATCAGCGCCGAGCGATTGAAGGCAAGCACGATCAATAAGTTGTCAGCTGCAGGAGCAATCAGTCCAGAGCAGTTATACGGCCTTCTTCAGTCGCAACTGAGGGAATCAAACGGCCAACCTGCAGTGATTGTCAACGGCATCGAGCAACCACTCGACGCCCATCTGAGCACACTGAAGAGTGAAAACAGCGGTTGGGACCATCACTTTGCAGCCAATCGTGGCGCAACCGGGATGGGCAGCAGGACTTCCACCAGCGTGGAGGCAAATGCAAACCCCTTCAAAAAGGAGAGTTTCAACATGACAGAAGCTCTTTTGATGGAGGAAAAGAATCCCGATCTAGCTAAGCGCCTACGTGCGGAAGCTGGTCTGGGGTGATCACGGTAAACCCCTTTCTTTAAGAAAAAATGGCAGTCCTTCAGAACTTCGTCGGGGGTACTCTCCTTGGCGATCTTATTGTCCGCCCTAATTTCGGGGCTTGGACCAGCGAGCGCATCTACGAACTGAGCCGTTTTGTTCAGTCCGGCCTGATCGAGCGCAACCAAAACTTGGCAGCGAGCGCTGGCGGCACTCGGACTCAGCTCCCAATGCTGACTCCCATCGACCCCACGTCTGAGCGGATTGATTCCTCAGAAGTCTGGGGCACCTCTGGCGCCGGCTACCTGAGCATCCAGAAAGTCGGATCTCAGGACCACATTGTCTCGATCTACCGTCGCGGTTTCGCATACGGCACTGACGACATCAGCAAAATGGGCTCTGGCCTTGCTGATCCTCTGGGCCACGTTCGCGACCAGCTTGCTGCTGCCGTGAACAAGCTGAACACCACCAGCGCACGCAGTGTGATGGAAGGTGCCTTTGGCCCCATCGTTCCCGACGGTGTTCTTCAGAACTTCGCGATCGACAAGACCGGCGGTGCAGCTCCCACTGCAGTCAACTATCTGGCAGCCGCTTCGGTGATCGAGGCCAAGCAACTCCTCGGAGAGCGCGGAACCGATCTCACCGGCATGGTGATGCACAGTGCTGTTGCTTCCTATCTGGAAGAGCAGGGCTATATGCAGGCTCTGGTTGACGGCAGCACCGTCTACGCCGGCCAGGGCATCGGCGTCGGTAGCGGCTCCGGCTTTGCCGGTCGCGCCTTCGGCATGAACGTCATCATTGATGATCAGTTCGGCCCACTTGCCGGCGGCACCTCTGGCGACGTGAAGAAGTATCCCGTCTATCTGGCGAAGGGCGGTGTGATGCAAACCGCATCACAAAGTGATCTTCGCATCAACTATGACAGGAACATCCTGAGCTTCCAGGATCAACTGGCAGTGGACTTCCACCAGTGCCATACGATCCCCGGAGTCAGCTGGACTTCTGCAACGGACAACCCCACCGATGCAGCGCTTGCCACCAGCACCAACTACGGTGCTTCATACACCGATCTGCGGAACGTGGGTCTGGTTCGCCTCTTGGTGAACACCCCTTACGATCCCACCACCTACGCCTGATTCAAGGCGTTGACAGCAAAGAGCCCCCTTGCGGGGGCTTTTTTTTTGCGTGCTTGACGCTATCGGTGTCACTTCTTAGTTCTGTTCTTCTCAAACCTCTCGAAGGTTGCTTTCGTGTTGACCGTCGATTGGTATGAGCGCGTCCGCACTTGTTTAACAAGCATCGGATTGATCTTTAGTTCCTCTGCGATCTGAGTATCAGTCTTACCTTCACCCATCAGCCGATGCAGATCCTTTACGAGATCATCCCAGAGCCGTTCGTTAAGCCCTTCTGCGGCCTTTGCGGCTACACGATCAGCTTTACGACGCCCTTTGGTGTAACTGACCTTATGCGAAAGCTCTTCTGTCATGCCCAAGTTTGACTCTCCATAGATTGCCTCACCAGGCAACCTTGGAGTAAAGGGCGGAGAAGACCTTGGCACCAGTCATCAACGCTACCGCAGGCGACGCACAGGCAAACAGCTACCTGAGCGTTGTAGATGCAGATAGCATTGCCGACTCGATGTTGGGGACATTGGCGTGGACAACCGCCAGTGCAGATGACCGCGCTCGCGCACTGGTGACAGCGACAAACGGCCTAGAAACACTGACCTACATCGGCACCAAGACCACAGACACCCAAGCATTACTGTGGCCCCGCACTGACGCCAAATGCGGCGACAAAGCACCAAGTGAGGACGCCATCCCCCGCGAGATTGAGCTAGCCACTTTTGACTTAGCCGAAGCACTCCTGGCTGATTCAACAATTCTGCGCAACACCCAGGCAGGCGGTGAACTTGTGCCCGGAGTACCCAATGCCGACCTCCGCCGGCTAAAGCTTGACGTGCTCGAACTTGAATGGAAGGGCACAGGCTCACGCACCACACGACCAGCATCACCACTGACCGCACTTCCTCATCTGCGCACGCTGATTGGCTGTCTATTGGTTGGTCAGCAGAGCACAAATCTGATCTCAGTGGTCAGATCTTAGTACCCCTAAATAGGGTCGATAGATTGAAGAACACGCCCTAAGAGTTTGCCGCGCAACCAGCGACCACGAACGGGCTACCTAAGCACACCTCTATCACGGGAGGAGCAGAGGTACGCAGCCGATATGTATCGCCAGCACCAGGGGCTAGTCAGGATGATGGGCCGCAAGCTTTGCCGTAAATACCCGTTTGTCTCATCTGAGGATGTGTTCAGCAGCATTGACTTTGCCTTCTTAAAGGTATGTCGCGCATGGCGTCCCGAGCGCGGTGCATTTAGCACACTTCTAGGTGTGTTTTGTGAAGGCGAAGTATTGCACTTCATCCGTGACCATAACTTCATCATCAAAGCCCCCGGCAACGTGCGCCGCACAGGTCAGCTTGCTCGACGACTTTTAAGCAAAGGTGCATCTAAGGACCAAGTAATGGTTGAGCTATCAATCACCTCAGAGCAGTTTGAGCAGGCTCTAATCGCAACATGCGCTGCTGACCATGAGATTAAAGGGTTTGAGTTGCACATTTGCCCCAGAGCTACACCTATGGAGACTTTAGAAATGAATGATACGGCAAATTAGCTCAAAGCAAATCTGCACTCTTGAGTAATGGCTACAGGAGCATTTTTTAATAGCCTCGGGTATCGCCTCTACGTCGCGGCGGGCACGACCGCATCGGCAATCCCAACCGATGCCACTGGCATGACGGAGCTGATCTCCCTCACCAACGCCGGCATCCAAGGTTCTTCCGAGACTCAAGAAGTCCAAGACTACGGCTCGACTCTTGGCTTCACGGCTGCAATCGTCACCACTCAGTCTTACTCCATCCCCTGCACGCTCAACCTCAACCTGAACGATCCGGGCTACGCGATTCTCAAGAACGCAGCACTCAACTCAGCCACCGGCACTACGGTCACTTGGTATCGCGAATCTCCCGAGATGAGTGCGACTGGTGATCCTGAGAAGCACGCCGGAGTCGCATTCGTCACCGACTTCTCCGAGAGTATTGAGGCAGGCACCGTGGCGACTGTCTCGTTCACCCTGGCCGGTTACGGGGCTTACAGCTACACAGCTGAGACCGACATCTAATCCTGTCGATACATTAGTTGGGAGAGCAGAGCTGCAGCCCCGCTTGTCGGGGCTTTTTCTTTATGCCAGTCGAGACTGAGATGACTGAAGACGGATGTGTGAAGATCACAGTGACCGAGGAAGGGATCACGGAGGTTGGTTGGGTGTCCTCGTTTCACTTGGTTGCTCCGAAAGTCACGCAGTTGGTTAGCAGCATTCGCAAGAAAGCGATGAACGCATTATTTACTTGAACTGCTCTTGCAGGAACGGAAGCACAGGCACTCTTTCGCGTGCCAGTGTCACCCAGTCACGCGGAGTGCGATAGAACGGCGTGCCGTCGAGGCCTATGTAATCGCCCGTGATCACCTGCTCGGCGTAATAGGCATCCCAGCCGATTACAGCCGTGACCTTCTTGTTTCCCTTCGCGGGGTATGGTTTCTGCAGCGACGCGGCAAGGAAGCCGGTGTCGGAAATTTCGCGAACATCTTGCACTCTTCTTCCGTCATTCTTATACCAAGTGACTGTACTTCCGGTTTCGCGCTCACGGTAGCCGGTCCATTTCTTGTTGTAAATTATCTCCGTACCTTCCTGGCCGATAAAATCCTGAAAATTAGACAGGCCCACATACAGCTCAAGAGCAAGCTCTTCACCGAACTGCTCAGTTGACTTGGTGAACCTAGATCTGCCTAATCTTACTGTCATCTCTGTCTCCTAGACACCAGCACAATCTTCTCCCCCAGCGCCTGAGCGAGCACACCACCAAGCAAACCAGTTTTCCCGTAAGGAGGATTCAGCTCAAGCACCTCACAATCCACAGCGGGCTCGGAAGCGAACGTAACGGACCCTGTAGAACCCACCAGCACACGACTGTCGAGCGTGCTTACTACATAGCCTTCATAATATGTCTGCTCAATGTCTACACCGGGGAACTGACGATTCCGTTGCTTATCGGACTTTAGGAACAGATCGACAGTGGCGGTTTCCTCCACCGGTTTGATATTTCCGGTTTCTGGATCCGTTATGGTTGCCTCCCCAGCCACTTTGAAAGAGGCAGAGGCGTTTTTTAGTCCGGTGAGAGCAGATGCCATGCCCTAACTTGCCAGGCAATCTTGGTTTATAGGGCATTAGCAGGTAGACATGGCTCAAGGTGGCGACGGTTTAGATCTTGGCGCAGCTGAGATTAAGGTTGTCGTCGATTACAGCAGTGCGCTTGAGGGTGTCAAGCAGTTTAAGACCCAGTTCGACAGCACTTTAAGTGGGACTGGCGCCAATGTATTCCAGGGCATCGAGCAGCAGGCAATAGCCGCTGGACGCAAGGCTGCGAACTCCTTTGCGGCTGCTTTTAAGAAGGTCAAGATCGAGCCTGTCGTCAAGGCCGGCAACAAGAATGAGCTGTCTGAGATTCAGAAGCTGGTCCAGGAAGCGACAAAGCCTATTAAAGAGCGTGCAGGCGCACCACTAGCCCAGCTATTTAAGCTCCAGCCGCAGACCGTCGGGGACTACAAAGAGCTTGCAGCAGGTCTCGACAAGATCAGAAGCAATACTAATGCGGGTGCTTCTGAGATCGAGCTACTTAATAGGAAGATCGAGGATCTGAGGCTGTCACTGAAGCTTCTGACTTCGACCGGCACGACAACTTTTGACGATCTACGGGAGAGCGCCCAAAGGACCATTCCTCTCACTAAGAAAATAGGTGACGCCATACTTGGTGCGACGCCCGCGTGGGTTTCCTTCAGTACAAAAACAGTTGCCGATGTAATCCAGGCTCTTGATGCCACCGGGCAGAAGGCCACAGAACTGGCGCAAAAATTCAAGGGAGCAGCGAGCGCTGCGAAGGGCATCGTCAGCGTCACCAAGGACGTAGCAGGTGCCGGCTTCAATGTCGCTAAGCGTGGTGTTGGGGATCTGTCTATCGTCGGAAGTGCTTTAGCCGGCAGAGAGTCTTCCCAGAAGTTGCTGAGCGATCGACTTCAAATCTTCAGGGATTTAGGCACAGAAGCGAAGACAACAGCAGGTGCCATCACCCGTATCTCAGAGGGCGCCGGCCTTTTGGGTATCTCAGCCAACCTAGCTCCATCACTCGATGCACTCAGCGGTCTGACTGGTCTGATCAGAGAGGTTGTGACCTCAAGCGAGTCCATTGTCGATAAGGGTTTAAGCAAGCTGCCATTTGGCCTTGACGTTCTGGAACAAGTTCCCAACATTGGCTCAGGTGCGACTCGGATTCTGGATGAAACAGTTAAACAGGGATCCGCACTTGCGAACACACTCGCGCCGATTGGCGATCTAATCAACGACGTAGCAGCGCAGCTGACAGCAATAGGACCAGCAGGCGCCGTGGGCTTTGCAGCTGCTACAGCAGCCGCTGCTGCGCTTGAGAGCAAATTCAAGCTGATAGAGAAGTCAGTCAACGCCGTTGCGTCGAAGATCAAGTTCAATCTTGGTGAGATAAAGGCGGAGTTAGCAAAGCCTCTACCCTTGGGTGAGCTTGAGGATCTGCTCAAGGCTGAAAGATCTGGGCTCAGGGAAGTAACCCCCGGCTCACAAGAAGAGAAGAATGCTCTGATCACCATTGCATCGCTGGAGAATCAGATCACCGACCAGAAGAAAGCGCAGGAGCGGTTCACCAAGCAGATCACAATGAGCGAGAGGGAGCGCCTCAGTTATGTGAGGGCTGCGGTGGACCTTGAGCGTGTTGCAAAGAACGAGAGAGGCCGACTACCTGCACTGCCCAGCACGCAGCAGCTTCAGCGGACAGTCGATAGTCAAGGTCGCGTTTTCCCTCAGCGGATCAACGGCACGATCGATTTCACCAATCCTCTGACGGTAGGCAACCAGTACACACCGGAGGGCCGGCGATTCTTCGGCGGTAACGCATTCGACAGTCTTGACAACCAGCTCACGAATGCTCCAAGGACTGACTACCGCGACATTTTGCGCCGGTTTCTGGCGGCTGAGGATGGGTTTTTTGACAAGAGGATCGAGTTTTTCAGCAAGGAAGAGAAGAGGTTCAGTGACATTGATACTGCACGCAGGAATGACCGCAACCTGAAGGCATCTAAACGATCACGTTCGCGTCTAAATGCTTTTGCTGCGCTAAGTGGAGGTGATTACGCCTATGAGCAGTTCCTGAAGCAATCCGGCGCGGATATAGCCTCCCAGCTTGGGAGAATCCAGGACGATTTCGACACAGCAACGAACTTCAGGACTGCACTCGACGACCGGCGACGCAGCAGAGAACAGGAAGAAGCCGACCGCCGCCGCCGTCTGCGCCGCAAGCGCAGTAGGGAGAGGATTAACCGTGTCATTCAGGCGCGTAAACGGAATGCAGACAGACGCTCCGGTGCTTTGCAAGGCGGCTTAATCGGCGGCGGCTTCCCTCTGCTATTCGGGCAAGGCGCTTTGCCTGCCATTGGAGGTGGTATTGGAGGTGTTGTTGGTGGTCTTTTAGGCGGTCCGGGCGGGTCATTTGCCGGCAGTATCGTGGGCACTGCGATCTTCACTGCTCTTGACGGCCTAGCCAACAGTGCCAATACAGCAGCTGCGGCCCTTGAGAAACCAGTCGAGTCGCTGAATAAGCTGGTTGAGGGCAAGTTGATCACCAGCAGCACAGCGAACCTGGCCTCGACAGTTCAAGGACAAGGCCAGCTGGCACTGGCCCGTTTGATTATTGATCAGGGGTTAAGGGAAACCGGCGCTGACGAGCTTGTAAACCCAAGAAAAGCTCAGGAAGTCAAGGACAGAGAGTTTGTCGATACTCAAAACCAGATAGCAATCCAGAAACAGTTCGGCGGCTTTGACTTAGGCAGAGATATTCAGAGAGCCGTGTCTTTCTATACCGGAGTTTATGACGATCTTTCTACCAACTTTGCAATCGAAACAAGAGATGAAAACGGGGACTTACTTGTAAATCCCAGGCTTAGAGCCAGGGAGACATTAGCCGGAGCTGCTATAGGCAAATTGAAAGATGCAGCTGTTAAGGCAAAAATCATTACAGAAAAGGAATACAATAAAGAGTTTATTGCTGGCCAGCTAGAGGCTGGCAACGTCGGGCAAAACCTACTTGGCACATTTCCCATTAGGTCAAAAGTCACAGAAGTAGGCCAAAATCTTATCGACTTTCTTAGGGGTAAAGACCCAGACTTTTTAACAAATATACCAGAATTTGCTGAGATATTCAATGAATCCAAAGAGTCTATTGCGGCTCAAGAAAAACTCTTGGGCAAGCAGAAAGACATATTCGGAGTAGATTTAGATCTGGCGAAAGTATCCGGCAAGGATGCAGATGCAGAAATAAAATTTCTTGAGAAGAAGCTAGGTCTTACGAGAAAATTTAATAGAGCAAACGAAGAGGTCATTCAGAACGATGCAGAGCGAAGTGCCGCGAATCAGAAGAACCTTGCAGCTGAGGAGCAAGCACTAAGGAGGATCAACGATCTCAAGGTCAAGTCCCTTCAGCAAGATCTCGCTTTCTCGAACAACATCTCTGCATTATCCCGCCAGCGAGTTGACCTACTGGCTGCGCAGGGCAAGGAAGACCCGTCAAGCTTCCTTCAGATACAGGGAGTTTTAAGTCAGTTCCTTGCTCAGCGGGATCAGGCCAATCTTCTCTCGCAGGTCGCTGCTGAGGATTTTGAGAACGTAGAGGCAGGGAGGCGGGCCACTGAGGCCAGCGAGACTCTGAAGAACGGCTACCTAGAGGCCAACCTAACCCTGAAGAAAGGTCTTGAGGACGCTCAGCGCCAGGCCCGCAACATCGGCTTCGCACTGAACGATGCGCTGGGCAATCTGGCCACGGCCCAGCAGGGCTTCGCAGGACTAGGGAACCTCCAGACCATCAGCGTAAGCGGCGGCCCTGACATTTTCGAGGCGTTCCGGGGCAAACGTGATCAAGCCCTGCAGCTGGCCAAGGATCTTGGAGTGACGCTGGACTTCGACGTACCGGTGAGCGGGGTGTTGACCGAGCGGTTCGCGAGGCGTCAGATCCGCGACTTCGACAAGTTCATTGAGGCCGGCAGACCATTACGTGACGCCCGAGTAGGTGTTGAGGATGCTCAGCGTAGTAAGGATATAAGCGACGAGACGGTTCAGAACTTCAAAACTGCAATCGCATCTCTGAACAGTGAAGCCACCCCTGCAATGAGAGACCTAGCCACCAGCGTTGATAACCTGGCCAAGAAAGAATGGCGCATTGACATTCAAGTTGAGGGGCAACCTAGAGTCATCAGGGAAGGCGTTTACTAATGACCGTTACGGTTGGCGGCCTGTCGTTTGGCAATCTGGTCGCCCAACCGTTGGAGTACGACGGTGAGGCCAGATTCGGAAGGACCGCAACCGCCTGGCGCCTGCAGGGCCTGCTTACATTTGCGCAGTGGAGTCTGCTGCAATCCACCTACAAGGGCTGGCGAGACGTTCGCATAAACGACGAAGATTCACGCACCAGCAACTCGATCGGAACCACCGTCACATTCAGCGGCACCGCCGCCGGCATCACATGGACAAACATACCCTGCTGGTTCAGCCAGGCGCCGTCCGGTGAGAGCAAGGGTCAATACGTCCAGTGTGACTTCACGCTGATCAATGCTGCCGAGGCACTACAAGCCCTGCAGGCAGACACCGAGGACAACTTCACCTTCGGGACGTTCACCTATGGCGCCGTGCTTAAGCTCCGCGCACCGGTCGAGACGTATGCTTTCCTCCCGCAGATTCAGCAGACGGTCTCCGGCGCCCACTACATCTCCGGCCCGAACGCACTGACGGAGGCCTATCAAATCGAGGGCGAGACGGACTCCGCCGGATGGGCTCAAGTTCTCAGTCGCTACAGCACTGATGTGGCCGGCACACCATCAGTTGGCCAGTATTTCCCGACCGCCCCACCGGCAGCAGCAGCTGAGGCTCGAATTGAGAACGGCGTCAGATCGGACATCTTCGTTGTCTCGTTGTCACTGATCAAGGTGATCGGCTGATGGCAATTACAGACATCCGGGCTCAATCCACCCTGAACGGGCTGCCAATCACGCAGGGCAGCGTCAGCGACTCCTTTGCGACGGGCGGCGGCTGGATCACCACCACCGGCCAAGTCACGTTATTAGGTCTTCATAGCTTTTCGATTGGTGGCACGGCGAGTATCAACACAATCCCGCGCACGCTCTATGTGCTGGGCGTGTGCCCGGATCCCTACAGCAACATCACGATCGTCACCGTCGGGTGTCGCCTCAGCGTTCTGCGCAATCAAGTCCCAGACATCAACCAAGAGCTTGAGGATTTGGAGCAGGAGCAGTGCGAGGACGACATCGACACCTACGCCGCCAGTGGGTTTCGCGGCCAAGGCGTGATTACGGATCTGGGCACCATCTGGTCGAAGTGCATGAATGAGCTTGGCTTCACCGGCTCTTTGACCTCTGGGATCAAGATCCATGTCAGCAAAAAAGACGGCTTCGACTTCTCTTCCGGGTATTTGCGAATAGCGGAAGAGATTCTGGTATCAGAGGCGAAGTACGCCTACGCCGATGGCACGCAGATCCGTGTCATCACACCCGGCAATAGCGGTCTCTACATCTACGGCAACACCCTGCTGGATCTGTCGGCTTCCAGCACAACCGACGTTCCCAAGAAGGACGCGCTGATCAGGTATGAAACGGTTGAGATCACACCCCCCGACGACGGCGAAAACGTCCCAGAGGTAGAGGAGCCCGACGCATGGACGAAGGATGAAACACAGGGCGAGAAGCCCCAGCGCGTCAAATACGAGCGCCGTGATAACGGCGTGGCGACCTACCTCTACAACCACGACTTCGTTTCCTACACCTCTAGCGAGACCACCTATTACGACGAGGTGAAGCCGCCGGATAATCCTACGTGCGAAGAACAGTCCTATGAGCCATCGTTCGAGGAGTTGGTCTCAGGGAAGATCAAGGAGCGCATCACGAAGCAACGGGTGACGCTCGGCAACGACTGTCAGGCCTACTGCGAGTTCCTGATTGATATAGAGAATGTCGAGCCCAACTACGAGCTGGAGGGCTTTGTCACCACAACGGAGACTTACACCTACGACGACTTTGGGGAGCTGAGCAAGGTCGAGACAGTGACAGTCCAGCCTCAGTTCCTGGCGTTCTCAGATCTACCTAACCTGCTTGGGATCGATGGCGATTATGTGTCGCTGACCGCCTTCGACATGGAGGTGGAGAAGACCGTCGTTGAGTACACCAACATCTACGAAAACGGCGGCTTCGTCAACGACCGGATCTACAAAACGGCATCAGGCGATTACAAACTGCTGAAGGGGCGCAAGACAAAGACTTCCCGGTACGTGCCCTACTTCAAAACCAACAACTTCCGCCACCGGCTTCAGGTGATGAGGGAGTTGGGTCAGCTGAGCAGCATCGAGGACATCGGATGGGTGTGGGACAACCTTGTGTTCCCGATCGGGCCAGGTGAGAACTGCGAGGCATCGAATCTGATCAGCAGCGAGATCGTCACCGAGGCCGGCAGGGACATCACCAGCTTTGTGCAGTCCCGCCCCACCGGGAAGCTGCCCGCGCAGAGCGGGGATATTACGCAAAGCAAGCTAGAGACTCCCGAGTTTCAGAACCTCACCAAGTCCGAGAAATTCACGTTTAGGGGGCATGACTTTGGCGAAGGATTCACTGAGTACAGCGTGCCCTTCACCGGCTCGGATTATTACAAGCGTTATGGATCACCTGGGAGCTATACATGGAGGAAGAAGGAAGGCGACCGTTCTAATTTGGGCCGGTGTGCTGAGTTACAGCACCGCATGGCTTTTGGTCGAACTGCTGCCTACACAGCCGTCATACCCGCTAGCCGGTGCCCTACGTCGCCGTTGTTTTCAGCACGCATCCAGAATCTTTCAGCGCAATTCATCTGCTCCGGCGTCACATGGCAGTTGAGCGACACCGGGGCCGTCGCGGCCCTTGACCTTGTGCTTTGGTCAAACACGGTCTCAGGATTCCTGCCTTCCTACCCCGGCACGCTGAACACAGTCTGGGATGTGACCTACAACGACCAGGGCGATTATCTGACCGCTTCTCAAATCTCCGACTATTTGGGCACGACCGAGTGGTATGTGGACAACAACAACACGGTGACTCTTGACCCCAGCGGCACGGGTGATTATTCCAACACGCAGGGGAACCTTCTGCTTCCTGACGGTGAAGTTGCTGAGGGCAACCAGCCCCCGGTATGGGTCGAAGAGCAGTCGATCGAGCTTGTAACACAGACCACTTGCACCGCTAAGGTTTTAAGCCATGAGCTGACAAACACATTAGAGCAGGTCGATATAACCACAAGGTCATTGCTAATCTATGGGCCAAAGTGGATTTATCCACAAGCTGGGACGTTTACAAAATACTGCTCTGAAGCGCCCTACATCATTGACCGCTTCCTTGCTCTTGACCCAGGTAACTACACAGAATCATCGTCTGGCAACACCAAGCTAATACAGACCTACCCAGATTTGCTTGCAAACGCAGGAGCGTTCAGCTCAGCGGGTTTTGCGATTGATGCGAAGCAATTTACTTATCAACTAGAGTGCAACGCAGCAAGTTTCAGCTTGAGCGGCAGTGACGCAATCACCATTGCTGACAGGTTGGTTCCTGCTGATGCAGGATCCTTCACTCAGGCCACGCCAAACAATCTTTTGATACAGGAAGTTAGTGAACTGTTCTCCTACCCAAATTACAACGGGACTACAACAACCACAGCAAATGGTGGGTACGCGATGACCACGTATAACACCTACACCAGCGCAAACTACGGAACACAGGTTGGTTGGTATGTGAGGTTTGCCAACCTTGACATCAACGGCAATAGCATTATCAGTCCTACTTATTTCAATACAACTGACACCTACCAGATTGAGTGGGGACCAGACAGCACTGTATGGAGAATGACATTTCAAGGCTACAACACCTACTCCGGCTACATAAGGCTGTTGATGTATCAACCGAGTCTTGACGAGTATCCGTATGGAACGGATGACATGGTGTATAGCCTTAACACACTTGGAGCGACCACTTTCAACGCAAACGGGGTGAGGATTCTGAATCTAGTAGAAAACGCCACCAGCTTTCTTGTCTATCACGGTAGTTACGGCCTGTCGGGCCAAGACGCGATATTCAAGAGGGCTCTTAATTTAAGTGCTTCATCAGGTTCTTATAGCGTTGCTGGCCAGGCCGCGACTCTGACTTAAATCCTTCAGGCAAGCTAGGCAGAGTTCACAAGTCAAAGCTTCTAATGGCAGCTTTCGCCAAATACGACACTACGGTTGAGAAGCTTGCTGAGGGTGTCTTCAATCTTGCTACTGACAGTTTGCGCATCGCGCTGACCAATCAGGCCCCGGTGCAGGCCACCGACTCGACTACTGCAGACATTTCTGAGCTAGCGACCGGTGGTGGATACACACAGGGAACAGGCATCGCCGTTACTCAGACCGACTCTTCACAGACTGGTGGGCTCTACAAACTGACTTGTAGCGATCCAGCCACTCTAACTGCAGTCGCTCCAGGCATCGGACCATTCCGATACGTGGTTCTTGTAGGCGCAGGTGGGAATCTCCTGGGCTATTGGGACTACGGAACCAACCTGACTTTGGCGGACGGTGAATCATTTAGCGTTGACTTTGATCAAGTCAATGGCGTAATCCAACTGAGCTGACCTAATGACACTTTCGCTTTCTATCTCCACAAAGGAGCTGGAGCGTCAGGCTACGCTGTGCTTCGAGGGTCTCGCATATAAAGTGTTTCTGGTTCAGAACACCAACAGCTACACAGCGGAAGACACCGCAGCTGATTGGGAGTCACTTGAGCTATCGAGCACTGGTTACGCAGCTGTGACAGGCACTATCGCCCCCGGCGCATACAGCACGGTGAACGCACGCTTTGAGATGCCACAGATCGAAGCCACGTTTACCGCAGGTACTGGCGGTATGTCTTACAGCAGCGTGTGTCTAAAACTGGGGACTGAATCTTACCTTCATAGTGTGATCACAGAATCTCCTACTGTGACACTGCTCGATGGTCAATCAAAGACTTATACCATCCGTTTAGCACAGGATGACTAAATGGGCGCCAGTCATAAAGTCAATGTTCGTAGCTCTGAGCCTAACGATGACGGTCTAGTTGACATAGTAGTTTCTCGCGCCCAGGCGAGACGCCAGCAACAGAACGACATTGAAACTGCACGTAAGGACATTGAGAATGACCAAGCCGCGTCCGCTACTTCTTTAGACAGTCGCAAAAAACGCCGAGTTACAGATACCAAAGAATACGAATGGGTGCCAGGCGGCATCTTTGAGCCTAAGCGTCAATTTATTGGGATCTACAACTACAGCGACTGGAGAACGGAGAACATCAGCGAGAACCTGATGACTCAGACTAATGACATTTTTGACCTAAGTCATTATCCAGAGTTTCCAGACATGCGAATTGTGCCCGAGTTTGGGTTTGCCTACACGATTGTTCCCGACACCGGACCTTGCAGCCCCTGCAACCCAGATCCTTTACCTAAAGATTCATCACTCGACCCTGCTCAATTTGGGGTGTCGTGCGTTTACGACTATATGTTATGGGGAGTCTATAACGCAGGGAGATCAAGAGTAAAAGTCGGGAGCTTAGGTCAGCCCAGCTGGAAGCTGGCTATATGGGATTTAGCAGAGGTGAAGGATCTTGAGGATTCTGATAACGGTTGGATCGATAAAAGTACAGAGGATGATTATTGGAATCTTGATTACACAGATCCCAACTATATGGGACTGGCCTGGGCAAAGGACTTTATGGAGAGGCTTGAACTTTATACCGACGCATCTGTTTACACGATCGAAGTTCCAGATCAACCTGAGTATAAAACTTGGGATCCGAGCCTAGACGATCGTTTTCCTGGCTTTGCTTCGAGCGCTGACCGAGAATACTTACAGAAAGAAAAGGCCCCCTTTGAGTTAGGCGAAAGCCTCGTCATGGGAATGATGTGCTCCGGCACAGAGCGCAATCAGTATGACTATCCTGAATGGGTAGTATCTCATAGTCCCGATGGTCGATATACGTGGGCTTATGAGCTTCGCATCGTAGACATACTGAAATGCAATAATGGATACCCCGCATGGGTGTTTCATAGCAATGGCTACGACATCTATAAAGCAAGTAGATTTAACTTCTACTACAGTCCGCCGCAATCATACAACTACAGTTACATCAAACAGATCCGCAAATACCAGCAGCAGCTTTGGTACACGCGCATCAAAATAGATCACGCGACTGGAACTAAGGTTGTGAATAATGGTGTCCTCCCCCCTTGGGATTTAGAGGATCCAGATACAGGCAACTTGATGATTGATGAAAACTATTTTTACCTGGCGACCGAAGGGGGCTCGCAGTCGCCTGATGAGCCGGCGGCTCCGTCACTTCATAGAGGTAAATACAACATATTCTTCGATCCTTATATGGATCACCTTAAGTCTAGTTTCTCAGTAACAACAGGCTTTCACAGTTACACAAAAACCTTAGAGATCTGGGGCAAGATCTGTGATGACGTTTTGTTTGACGATGATCCTTCGACTGAGTGGCGCCGCCTGGGCTACGCCGAGGAATGGGTCTTTGACCTTGAGAATGACACGATCATGCGAACGGGCATTGTCAACCGGTCACGGCTTTTGGCAACCCAAGGTCAGCTGACCAACCGCGACTTTTTCATTGGTCAGGAGGGCACCAACTGGACAGTAGATGGTCGCAAGTCGTTTATGAAGGTGCAGACTACGGGAGTCTTCACCTATTGCCCCCCAGTTCCGAACTGCTCATTCTCCCCAGCCCAAAGCTACGACAACAAGTGGGTCCAGTATGACTTGGTTTCCGACGTTAATTATCTCGACACTCAAGCGGATATAAGCACCGGTACGTTTAACGGTCAGACTGCGACGTTCGGTGTCACCGATCAACCTTACGGATACAAACTAGACCCTAACTATGACGCAGACGCCCAGCAGCATTTCACAATTCGGGTCAAGGTGCCGGGGCTAAAGGACATGGACCCCACAGAGGCAGGTAAATATAGGTTTGGTGTCAGCGGTGATGTCAACTCCGCTAAAAAGGAATTTGTAGCCTCAACCTGGACCTACAACTTGCCAGCCTTCCCCGCCGGCACTGTGTTCGAGATTCAATTTACACCGCAGGATCTGCAGTGGCAGCAGAGTGTGCGGCGTCTAATGATGAGCAGCTATACGCAGACCAACAGGTATCCAAACGTAGGGGTACGGTTTCCGAGGAAACACCTCGGTGTCGTGAAATCATTTGACGGTAGCTGGTGCCTGGGCGAGAATTACGATGCTGACGCACCGGATGAAGTGCATTATGTGCAATGCGACGGCACTCCTGTAGAAACTCAGTTGAGCAAAGAGTTTCCTTTTGGAAAGCACCATGAGCACAACCCCAGCGCTGGGACGTGGCAATTTATCTCAAACCCCATTATTGCGCCAGGCAGCGGCGACGCCAGCCTGCCTTTTTCAGAAGTAACGCTCAATGGAAACATCTACAAGGTGATTGTCTGATGCAGAAGTTTTCCCAATCGACCTCGCAGAAGGCCTACCAAAGACAGACTCAGGATCTGATCAACAGAGTCCTTGCTGCCAGAGATAGAAACTTCAGGAGGTTCAGTGACAGGCAGCGGCTGTCAGAGAGAATTAAGGCACTGAAAATAGGCGCTAGATTGACTTAGTTCCCTACCTACCTAATGCTCCCTTTTGTCACGCCGCCTAGCACCAGGAAAACGGTCAAGGTCGGCAATGAGGAGACAGGCATTCTTGAGTTTGAGGTTCGAGGTGGTCTGACCGTTGGCGAATCAGCGATCATCACCAAGTTCCTTGGCGACCAGCAGAAATCTCTTGTGTATGCGGCGAAGGTAGCTGACTCGATCGCGACTGCGGAGAGCATTTCTCTATCTGAGGCCTACCAGCTAGTGCAGCGGGCCATGAACGGTGACGACCTTGAGGAGAAGGAGGAAGAGATCAGGCTGAAGCATCAGGACAAGATCACCGATCTGCTGGTGAAGTATGCGGAGCTTGGTGCTCGGAACATGATCGCCACCGTCACAGCCGTCATCCAGAACCGGCTGAACATGCCCGACTGGACCGAGAGGGACACCGCCGGTATGGACAAAGCTCTGTTCCAGGGCGTGTGGGAATTTGCGATGCAGGAACAAGATGCGGAAGGGGGTCAGGAAGCGAACCCGACTGAAGAAGAGCTGGGAAAGCCGCAGCGGGCGACACGGGGCAGGAAGTCAACTGGTCAGAAATCGCCCTGACGCTGTTTCACGCCTACCCAGGCGTTTTCTCCCCGGCCAACTTTCACAATGAACGTCGCCGCGACGTGTTCATGGCGCTTCGTCATCTGAGGGAGATGGAGCGCGATGCGGCGTGCCGGAATGAAATGCCGATCGCGTTATTGGCATCTCTCTATGCCAACGCCAACAGGGACACGAAGCGCAGAACCAAGCCTTACACGCATTCGGACTTTTCGTTCTTCGCACGGGAAGAGAGGCCCAACGACTATCTCGACCCAGGGGCTGTGGCCGTTGCGTTTGCGCTGGAGAACGAGGGCCTGACCCCGCCGCTGCTACTGGCGGTGTGGGACAAGATCGTGAAGAGAGAGCCCGGCCCGATGCCGGATCAGCGGGCTCTCAAGAGCGACTGCGGTCGGTTGTGGATACTTGCGCCCAAGTGGGAGGGCGCAGCGTGCCGTGGCGGGTTAGTGCTGATGAAGGGCAAGCCCGAACAGACTATGCGCGTGCGGGACATTGACAAACCGATGCTGTATTACGACCTAAAGATCCCCCAGCGCAAAGGCTTTGGATGGATCGAGGGCGGCCAGATCCTTCACCCAGCGGAAAACTAGAGCATGAATCTGCTTGACTTCCGCACTGAGTTAGAGACGTTGCTGGCTGACTATATCGGTCAGTACACACTCGCCAACGGGGTTAAAACCCCGTCTATAGCAGTGCGTGAGGCTGGTGAAGGCTTCCCAGCGGGAACCACAGTTGAGGGTATCGAGGTTGTTATCGTCCGAGAGCCTGAGATGATTGCTCAGTCTCAGTATCGACAGAAGCAGGCACTCAGAGAGTGGACTGTCTTTCTTGTTGATTGGGGTACGGAGCTTTATTCGCTCGAAGATGTATCAGAACTGATCATCTTCAACTACCCGAGTGCTACGTCCAGGACGTTGACTGTTCCACGGGGACTTGGACCCGAAAACCAGATGCAGATGAAGATCCGTACAAACCCGAGGGCGATCTAATGGCCACCCAGCCCGCAACCCTGAACATCCGCCCCCAGCGTCGAGCCGATTATGTCCTTGACGTTGTTTTCAACGACAGCAATGGAACACCGCTGAATCTGACCGGCTGGAGTGCGATAGCACAGGTGTGGGATAAAGATCGCTCTGTGCAGCACGGCACTTTCCTAGTCAACTTCACCGATGCTGCTGCTGGATCTGTCCAACTGAAGCTGGGGTGGGCCACCACGACCAACCTACCCGACGAGAGCTTTTATGACGTGATGCTGATCGATCCGTCTGGACTGAGAGAGTTTTATCTTGAGGGTGTGGTGCGTCCAGCTAATGGCTACTCGTCGCCATGAGTCAAATAGAAGTTACACAAGCCGACCGCAAGGTTCTTGTCACCGAAACAGTCAATCAGTCTGTTCAGGCGACTGAGCCACTGACTTCTGTCGTCATAACAGACAGTCAGCCTTTATCCGTTGTAATCACACCTCCCACTCAGACAGCAGCGGTTGGCGAAGCTGTTGTCCAATCGATTGTTCTCACCACCCCAGCTGGCCTACCGACAGAAATACAAACACCAGGCCCACAGGGTCCGGCTGGAGAAGCCGGTGTGCCACTGTCAACGACTTTCACCTATACAGGCTCCCAGCTGACCAACGTAACCAATGCGGTGAAGGACACTACGTTTGCCTATAACCCTGACGGCACTCTCGCCTCAGCCACATCAGTAAAGCTAGGCGTAACTACAGTCACCAGCTTCAATTACAGCGGAGGAAGGCTGGTCAGCACGACAGTCTCTTAGCGGAAAACTAGCGCAAAAGCTCTGAGTTACCATGGCCCTGATTGTTGATCCTGATGACCTCAACCAAGGCACAGAAGTCACCATTAATACGGGTACAAAGAGGTTCACCCTCAACACCACCGGCAACCTGAGCACTGATGGTGTTACCTTTAAGTGTTTATATTCTTTTCTAAAAGAAGAGTGGAAAAACGACGCCACTCTGATTCCATTCGAGTTTCCCTGTATTCCGATCACAGATGAGTCTTTTGAGATCGTAAATGGCTGGAACTTTGACTCTGATGCCAGCCGGTACTTAGTCAGAAACTCAGGCTGGGCCGTCAAGGATGCGTCCGGCAACACGACGGAGGAGTGGGCAGGCATTATCGGTCTGGGCACCATTGAGCCAAACGACCAGCTCTACTTCAACCAAGGCCAGGGTGCCACCAACGTACAGCTCACCGGTCAGGTCAATCAGGCCGTACAGACTCTCGATGACCCCAACGGTGATGGTGTCTTTACAGACGGCTTCGATCGTCGATCACAGTTTGATCTTTACGTTCGGGAGCAGGCGCAGATCTACGGAAAGGCAGATCTGGTAACTATCGGTGTAACCGGCAACCTCGCACCGATCGCGTATCGATTCCCTCTGCAGACCAGTGCCGACTCGAAGGTTACGGTCTCGGATAACGACATTGACACACTCGCCCCTTACACGGGCATGTCAATTACCTTCTATAACACACCCCAGCAGAGGGACTTGGGAGGTGTGACCTACAACTTCGGTGTCGTCATCGACGCCAACGGAGGAACTGCTGAGCAGGTTTACCAATGGTGCCAGCGTCAAAATCGCAAGAATACCGATATTGATGCAGGGGCTAGCGGGCAGATCGGAAACATCACTGATCAGTTAATGATCTTTATCGGTGATGTCATCTTCACTCAGGGTGTCAATAACGATCAAGGTGGCGGGCAGGGTGTGTTTGTGGACAACATCTTGCTCGCAGACATTAACCGTTACGAGTTCTGCGACAACAACGGTGACTTCCATTCTGCGCCGTTTGTCTCAGTTGCCACTATTGACTTCAATGCCAACTTGGAGAACGACACCAACGCCAAGTGGTGGATGTTCTACACCACAAACCCGGCTGGCAACATGGGAACTGCAAACGCAGTAATTGTTCATGGTGCTGATAAAGTCAGCGGCACTGACATTTCATTCACCGCTCCCGATCTAATCAATAGCACAACCACCGATTTTACGACTGCATTTAGCGTTGATGAGTACATACACGTTGAGGGCACAGTCTCAAACGATGGTTACTACAAGGTGGCAGTAGTCAGCGCTAACCAGATTGAGCTGGTGGAGCAGACTATCAGCACTGAGTCGGCTGGCAGTAGCTTCACCATCACTCAAGCGCTGTTAGGTGATGTGTCGGGCCAGGATTTCGTAGAGGTTAGCTTCGACTACGACGCCAACAATCAAGGCGGTCGCACCGTCGGAACTGATGCTGACGTGACGCTTGTGGCTATCGGCCTTAACACCAGCCAGTATGTGTCCGTCGAAAGCACGATCGGACGATCTAAGGAAAACAGCATTAGCGTCGTCGCCCCGCTGGAGCGGAACTACAACAACCCATAAATTCTGTCGGCGGAAACTTAGGGGACCAGACGGTCCCCTTTTTTCATGGCGTCTATTTCGATCACCTCAAATCTGGTTGATTTTTCAGATGAGGTGAGTCTTTCAAATTGGGGCGCTACTGGCGGGGGCGGTGCGGGCCTTGCACTTGAGACGGATTTCTGGGTAGAAGGAGGCACCAGCGTATCCAAACAGGTCAAGGCAGCGACCAAAGGAATCACCTACATAAATTCTACTTCTGTCAACTTCGACCCGCAGAATACAGTCTCTCGAAGGCGTCACATTTACCTTTGGCTACTCACAACAACCCCAGGCGCCGCAGATACTCGCGCCAATGGGGGACTGAGGGCGACCATCACCGCCAGCGGCAACGCTGCTTCTTCTATGTTCCTGAGTGGTTCAGATGATCCTGAATTACTGCGAGGAGGCTGGCGTTGTTATCCGTTCTTTCCAGGAGGTGACGATAACTACGACCAGCGAGATACAACATTTAAGATCCCGTCCACCAACATTCCAAATGTCAATGAGTTTGGCGGAGACCTAAGCAACCTTGTTACAGTCAACGGAATCAATTTTGGCGTTGACGTTATTCGCTACGGGGACAGTATCACCATCAGCGGTGGAGGATCGCCCGACCCTGACGTGACCCTGCAGGACATTGTTGATACTTCAATAGACACTAACAATGCGTGGGGCATTGTTGACAGCCTTTTGGGAGGCATGAAATTACAGGGCAGGCTGGTTTTCGGGATTGACGACTCGACCAGCGAGACATCATTAGTCGGAGAAAACTTTTTGATCCAGATGCCGGACAACAACATTGCCGGCCCGAACAATGTAACGAACGCTGGCTTGTGTCTCAAGACGCAGCCTGATCTGAATGGATTTTTATTCCAAGGTAGTCAGACTGACTGCACTTTCACGAACGTCACCTTTAGTTCACTAGACAGTTGGAATAAAGGATGGTTTGACTCTGCCAGCGCTACTAACTCACCGACAGTCACTTTTGACGGATGCACCTTCAAGAGCACTGGCGATCATGATATGGATACAGGAACGACGTATGTTGGTTGCGTTTTTGAGAACTGCGGTGAGGTGAGTCTTGGCGGTGGCAGTGCAAGCGGATGCGAGTTTTTAAGTAACCAAGCGGTCATCGGCAGTATCTCAAACATTGATAACTGTTCATTTGAAGCCATTGACTCAGGTAGCGACAACACCTATGCCCATCCGGTTTTGGGCTACCTGGATTTTGAGGGCACTACATCTCAGTGGAGAGATAAAGGCCCTGGCGGTCGAAGTAATTGGGATATTGACACAGGCGTGGCCACGGGCACAAACAGTAACCAGACGGGAGGGACTACTTACAAAATTGGCGCACTCACTCAAAACACTTCCCTCAGTATCAACGCTGGGCCGGATTATTGGAACGCTGGAACAGCAGCGGATAACGCGGCACCCTGCACTTTTGAGGCGTGGATTTACGGCAATGGCCAAATCGGCTCAGGCGTGCAGCTAATTCTGCAAAGAAACAGTGTGCTGCTTAACGCAAGTATGAATTTGCAGTGGTCTGTTATAGGCACGGGAGTCACAAATCAGGCACGATTGAATCTTCAGTACGGCGACCCCAACACCGGCACACGTAAAGGCATTCAAGGCAACGGAGGCCCTTGGAATGCGAACGGCATGAACCACGTTGCCATAAGCCGAAACGAGCTTGGTGACTGGGGATTCTTTATGAACGGATCGGCTTGTGGAGCAACGACAACTGGAAACATCGAACATTATTACGGATCAGGACCGTTTCGGATGGGTATCCCACCGGGCGGCATTGCCACTGACAATTACGAGTTTGAGATCGATCAATTCCGTTGCTCAGGTCGATGCGTTTATGAGCACGGGCAGTCGTACACACCCTCGACAGTTCTCAGCACGACAGGAGCTGCACACGCCATTATCTGCGACGACCCACCGGGCAACTACACACTGGACAACTGCACATTCACCAGCTACGGATCTTCGGGCACTAATAGCTCAGCCATTCGGTTTACTGCTACCAGTGGCACTATCACAGTAAACGTCATCGGAGGAAGCATTCCGACTTACACCTCAGATGGAGCGACCATCGTCTTCACACTCTCAACAACGCTTACGTTAACAGGGATTACACCCGGCACAGAAGTGCGTGTGTATCAGGCGGGCACCACAACCGAAGTGGCTGGAGTCGAGTCAAGTCTTACCGGTACTGAGGCGTTCGGCATCAATGTCAGTTCAGTGGATGTTGTGATACACAGTCTTAACCAGCTTCACAAGCGCATCCGCAACCTAGACACCAGCACTGACAGAAACATTCCGATTCAGCAATTCGTAGATAGGCAGTACGAGAACCCCTAAGGAAACTTAGAGAACAAAGGGAGAACGAGTGGCGGTCTTCACGTTTGTTACTGACTTTCAGCTGTTTGGCAACCGGGGTAGCAGTACCACTGGCTATAACGCTTTAGGCGGTGGTGCCAGTGGCCTATCTGTCGAGACTGACTTTTATATTGAGGGCACTACGTGCATCTCAAAGCAGGTAAAACAAGAGAATAAAGGCATCGAATACGCTTACTCTACCCTCACGATATTTCCTCCAACAAATGCGACAACAATGAACATTTACCAGTGGGTTTATACAACAACCAAGCAGGCTATGTATGAGAGGACAGCCGGGGGTGGTGCTAATTCTGGCGGATTGGAAATCGATGTGGCTGGCCAAAGCGGGGTCCACACTGTCACCGTAGATGGCAGGCAATCGCAAGATTTAGATTCTTGGCACTGTATTGTTTATGACCCTTACAGAAGTGGGCACACAAACCAGCTAGCGTCAAACGATGGAATTTTATCGATAGGCGCTCTGCTGAACAACGAGTTCAGTGTTCGGGGTGTCAATTTTGGTCTTGATATTTGCTGGGTGGGTAACTATGTTGGTGGCTACGGCGGCGGCGGAACAGATCCCGACGTTAGTTTTGAAGTCATTTCTGCAGTGACTGATGACCCTAGCAATCGCTATGGCGCGTTTCAGCGAAGCGGCTCAAGTTATCAGTTGCTGGGGATCTTAAACATAGGAGAGCCGGGGCAGACGACATTATTTTCAGATGTTGGAAGCTCAGTGGTTATTCCTTTGCGCAACTATCCAGAGTTAGTTGGCGCCTCCAACAATAATAATACGATAGACAGGATCGTAGGCGTAGATTGCAGTCAAGTTGTAGTCCAAGGTGGCAGCGGCACTACAGCCAGCTTCACACGAACCATTTTCTCGTCGCTTGATCCACAGAACACAGGCCGATTCAGCACCACAGCTTCTTCGACCGTGACACTGACGAATGCAGTTTTTAGCCAGTGGGGCACGGTGACTCCAGGGGGCAGCGGCACAAGTTTTAGCAAATGTAAGTTTATTGATCTTGAGGTAGGCGTAGTCAATACAGCTGGTGGAACCTTTGACTCTTGCAGTTTTACGGACTGCCCCCCTGCTGTCAGTTCGCTCGGCAGCATCACCAACTGCACGTTTAGTAGTGATGGAACTAATGGACACGCGATAGTCACGGATGTCACCAGCGGAACGGTCTCCCTAACCGGTAATAGTTTTGTTGGGTACAACGTGTCTGACGGCCAACTAGACAGTGCAATTCATTTCACAGCAACTTCAGGATCTGTGACAGTCTCACTTACAGGTGGTGTTCAACCTAGTTACAGAACTAACGGAATCAGTGTCACTTTTCAGTCGTCTAGCACACTCACGCTGACAGGCTTAATTAACGGGTCCGAGATTCGCGTCTATCAAAACGGTACGACCACAGAGGTTGCTGGTATCGAAAGCACGTCTTCATCGACCTTTGCTACTGCCGTCAACGTCTCTGCTGTAGACATTGTTATCCACAACCTCGGCTACATCCACCAGCGGATTGTCAATGTAGACACTTCGACTGATCGTAACCTGCCCATTGAGTACCAGATCGATCGACAGTATCTCAACCCTTAGGAAACCTAGATGGGGCGCTGCATTTAGATGAGCTTCACCTTCGACGGGGCAAACAAACTGATTATCTGCGACCCCGGCGTGACAGCCTTCACCGCAGGCGACTTGTATTCTCGATGGAAGGATTGGGTACGTGAGCAGACTAACGCCAAATGGGACAGGGCTTTTTCAGATAGTCTTGGCGGTGACTCTTTGGGAGGCGGTGCTTCTCTTGGCAGTTATTTTTTCATCTCAAACGGGTGGACTATAAGACCGCAAGAGGCTAACCACCAGCTTGTGGTTACTGGAAATCTCTTCCCTCTACCTGACACCGCCCCTGTGTTCACAGCGACTTTGGGCAATTTCAACGTCTTGATTACTTCGCAAGTCAGTTCTCTGACTCAGCAGGTTCTGACTGGTGGAGGTGGTGGTGCTGATGCCAACAGTGTCGCAGACGCTGTATGGAACAAGAATCTCAGCGGCCTTGCGGCAGATACGGCTGGGGATACGTTGGTCAAGGCTAAGCAATCTGCGGATATTGGAGTTGCACTGTCTTCCTAAGGAAACCTAGAACAATGGTCGGATACTCATGAAATGCAGCCACAGCAGAGAAGTCCAGACTGGTTAGTAGCAGCTGTCCCGACTTTGCTGGTCGCTGCAGTCGCTGGAATCTTAGGGCTGATTGTGCAAGTTTCTAAGATCGACGCCGGTCTTACCGCCATTGCGGATGACCTAAGAGAGCTGAAGGATGAGACAAGAAGCAGACTGACTGACCTAGAAACTCGCGTTCGCACACTGGAGATGAAAAAATGAGTGTCAAGAAGTGCGATAAGTGTGGAGCTAAATGGGTCTCAGGTCAGCTGTTTTGGAGCACCGGCAAGAAAGGAAGAGACGAGGATTTAGCTGGGCTCGTCTGCGATAAGTACGGAGACCATCGCTGCATCAACCCCTGCAAGGGCACTGAGCATGGCGGGGACACATGGGCCAAACGGATTAGCAGCCTGTAAGGTGTTCGGCAAAATAGAGCAGCCGGAAAGATAGAGACAGATGGACCATCAACTAGAAGCTGGGATTGCCCTTGGCTTGTGGTGCGCCTCAGAGGCACTTTCATTCACTAAGCACAAAGAGAACGGCGTTCTTCAGGTGCTTTTTAGCGCTCTCCGTATGGCTTTCCCTTACAGGAAGTGAGCGAGTGAAAGGTCCAATCCGACTGATCGACGCCCAGCGTTATCACAAGGGCCTGCCGCACCAGAATGCGGCATGGGAGTGGCTGCAGAACGAGCTAACAGATCAGCAACTCTCAGACTTTGCAGCTCTGTTTCGATCTGGACCTAGAGTTAGCTCCTCTGCGATCAACAAGATTGAGAACGATTGGGAAGGTATATGTATAGCGGCTGAGCGGGCAGGCAGCATCTATCCAGAGCTGGTGGCCGCTATGTGGGCACTGGAGAGCGGTTATGGCAAGCACTTCCAGCGACAAACAAACAATCCTTTTGGCCTAAAGGCACTTCCGACTCAAAGTGGTGTTGCACTTGGGACTGAGGAAGTCATTGCAGGGCGTGTGGTTCAGATAACCGATAGGTTTTTAACATTCGAGAGTCTTAATGATAGTGTTGTCTACTTAGTTGACCGTTGGTTTAAGGACTTCACAGTAAACGGCAAAACATTTACAGGCGCCAACAGCCGACCCAGTATCGAGGAGGCGGCATGGCACATACAGATTGAGGGCTACAGCACTCATCCTGAATACGCTAAGAGACTGCTTCAGATTGTCGAAGAAAACGATGGCAAAGATTTAGACCCGTCTGCTGGAGTGGGGGCTAAAAATCCCTTAGACGTGCCGTACTTAGCCCAGTACGACAGCACAATACCTGGCCAAGCTCAGAGAATGTGCTTCTCAAGTTCTTGTGCAATGCTAGTTAAGGCATTGCAACCACAGTGTCTCGGCAACGGCGACGAAGCCGATGACGACTACCTGCGAATTGTTCATGAGTTCGGGGACACCACAGACCCCAGCGCTCAGCTACGTGCGCTTAGGCGCTGTCGAATCGACGCCAGATTCACGCAGGAAGCAGATTGGGACTTGATCAAGCTGAAACTTCGGCAGGGAAAACCCGTGCCGATGGGTATCTTGCACCAGGGGCATCTAAACAATGGCGGTCCCTCAGGTAACGGACATTGGATCATTGCGATTGGACTGAATGAGACACGCCGAAAAACAAACGGCGGACCAGGACTGATTGTTCACGACCCTTGGGGTGATCTCGATCTTGTCAGTGGGCAGTACCTGAGCAAGCAAGGTAAGAGACTGACTTATTCGTTCAAGAATCTCGCTCCTAGATGGATGGTCGAAGGCCCCGGCTCCGGCTGGGCAATTATCCCCGATTGATCTATGCAGTATCTAGTAACCATTAGCGCTGTCATTGTCAGTGAGTGGAATAATGACCCTGAAGATCTGGCGGCAAATCTGTATGCGCAAGTCTGTGAACTTGCGTTTTCAGAGGATCACCTTCTTCAGCTAGAGGTGCTTCCTGTCCCTTTACCCAAGGATGCTAGTGCGTTCACCGCTATGCCTGCTCCACGAAACGATTTTGATCAGAAAGAAGGAGGCGAGGAAACTCTTTCGTGAGAACATTTTTCGACTGTGGGGCCATAGGTGTGCTTACTGCAGCCGGCCTAACCCCAGCACCTTAGACCACATAAAGCCACGTAAGGCTGGAGGTGACAGCAGGCAGCACAATCTGGTGCCGGCCTGTGTCTCATGCCAGAAGAGCAAAGCAGCGCAGGAGGTATTCAGCTGGTTTACCCATCAGCCTTTTTACGATCTTGATCGTCACGCCAATTTAATTCTCTGGATGAACCATAGGCCATGGTCAACCAGTGCAGCTTTATCTGAGCTTGCCATAGCTGGTGATGGGTAAACATCATCCCCCCGCCATGAACCTCCCACAGATCACCGACCTTACGCATATAAGGTTCCATAGAGCTAAGTATCATTGAGGTAGCCCTCTAGGTTCCCGCTTAGTGACTAATTCACAACCCTCCAAGAGATGGATCACAGGAGCAATAACACTCGAACAGGAGCTTGAGTGCGAGAGAGCTAGCAGAGCAATCATGAACGAAGCAGACATGGATGGCGTCAGAAAGCTTTGTGTATCTCTACTCAAAACTCACTACAGACAGATGAAGATGCTAGAGGAATCTATGCTCAGAATTTCTGAATTGGAGATTCTGGCGTTTCTGCTCAGTGAGGCTGAACAAGCCGACCTTGTGACGCTTAGGGATAACGCAAGGGATATGCTCTGACTTAGGCGCTGTGTCAGTGTTGCGTACATCGTTTCTACGCAGGTGGCCCCGGATCTTTGCGCGTGCCTTGTTCTCCTTCTGACGTACTCGTTCCCTAGATATACCTGTGTCACGGGATATTTCTGCATAGCTGCATTCTGGCCGACCATTGACGCCCCACTTCCTTTCAACTAGCATCCGCTCTTCTTCTGTTAGTGCATTGAGAGCTATCAACATTCTTTCATTTTCATACTCATAGAAATCAGGATCATCATCCAGTGATTTTGGGCAGGGGATGAAGTCGTGCATAGGACCACGACCGTCAGTATGTTCTCTGCTTTCGTCGAGACTGGCTATGGCCCGCCGTCTGTCCAGCACAAGTTCTACTTCTGCGACGGGCTGGTTTAGAACTTCAGCAATGTTTTTGGATGTTATGGCTTTGTTAGTCTCCATCAATTTAGGAATCGCTGAGACGCTGATTTTGGTCTCAAGATCCGCTAACTGACCGGGTTTTTTAATTAAGGTCTCGGCCTTCTGGATCTGTCTCGTGATCTGTTGGCGGATCCACCAATACGAGTAGGTACTAAACTTGTATCCTCTAGTTGGGTCAAAGCTTAGGCAAGCTCGCGCCAAGCCGATGTTGCCTTCTTGGATTAGATCCAGCATCTCCAGGTGCGTAACACGCCTCATGTATCGCTTCGCGACCATGATCACCAGCCGTAGGTTGCCTTGAATTAGGCGATCCCGAGCACGCTTGCCGGCACGGATGATTCTCTTTTCTTTTGCTGTCGGATTCGTCGGATCTTTAGTGTTTATGAGTTCTTGCCACCGCTGGATGCGATGACCACACTCAATTTCCTCCGCTCCCGTTAGAAGTGGATGCCGACTGATCATGTCTAGATAGTCGGCCATTGGGTCAATAGACATTGATCAGGTGATTGGTTTAGTGCGTTTCCACCTAGTGGAAGTATCTACGAATTTCTCAATAGCAGAGAACCTAACTCGTCGATAGTTGCTGTCTCTGTAGAGAGAGCCAGAGGATCTACGGATTGCTCCCATAGGAGGAATGACTTCGAGTGTCACCCAGCGGTGGGAGCAAGCCTTGCATTTGCGCTCATGTATAAGAGCGTCGTCACCGTCCCTAACTGTGCGGTGCATCCTGCTGTAGGAGCATTGACAATTAGGGCAGAGCATCAAACATCACAGGTTGCACTGTGCTGGGCTTTGTTTCTTAGACACCCCAGCATCAAGTTTGTCTGGTGTTGCAGCACAAACTCAGCAAAGTCGCAGTAATACTGGCGTATTTCAGGACTATTTGCTGCCCATTTGTGGTTTCCACACCACTTGTCGAAGATTTCGTCAGTTTTCATTTGAAGGCTCCATTAACAATGCTTTTTGCGCTCATGCGATAGGCGGACGGTTCTGATTGGCGAGAAGTTCATTGAGCAGCCCCACCAGCCCCTTCTGAAAGCTGGAGCCATAGCCGCCATGAATCAAAGCGGCGCGAATCTGATCCTTGCTCTCCGGGGTCACGAAAAACGTGATGGCCGCCTTGCCTTCCCGACTGGCCTGACCGCCGCCGACCACGGCAGAAGGAATTGCATCTGTAATCAAGCTGCACCCCCCAGCTCTTGAGGAGCCTGTTCTTTTTGAGTTTCGAGGTAAGCCTTGTAGAGACCCGTATAGGTTCCACAAGTCCGACCACTACTCTGGTAGAGCCAGTTGATGAACGCATCAACTTGGTTGCACCATTCTGGATCCAGCGGATTAGCTGGTGGATTTGCCAGTGGATTTTTCATAAGACCAAAAATTAGTTGGTGGGTTTTCGATAGAAGAGTTCAATCAATCTTCCGAAGTAAAATCGCTTCCGCAGCCGCAAGATCGCCAGGGCGACCAATCCATTCCAGGCGATTAAAGACGGAGCCATATTCCCTGTGGGCGATTGTTTTTGCCTCACCAAAGCTATCTGCCTTAACGAAGTCTGTTACACAAGGTCTGCCTGTGCTGTCTTTGATCTGGAAAAAGAACTTCATCATGAGAATTGAATGTTGTTTGATTAGTTGGGGATTCCGAGTGATTCAGCGTGTTGACATAAAGAAACCTTTGCCACCTCAATTAAGGAGAGGTGGGCATGAAGGACTTCAGACAGCTTCTGTCTCTCCTGAATGGTTGATTCGTCTCGACCGTCCGAGAGGCGGTGGACGACAGCCAACACGTCATGCAAAAGCAGCTCACAGTCAGCAGCTATGACCTCAGGCGGGCACAGCGTTTTCGAGGAATACATCGAAGTCGGTCGGGGCGGCTTAAATAACGAGTTTTGGCAGCCCAACTAGCTTTTTTTACCAAGTGGCTTAGAGTGGTTTCCCTCAGTTGAGGAATCCCCCAAACCCCTTGGGGCGCAGCTGTTTGGGCTGGTCACAGCTTAGTGGAGAAACCAATGAGCGCAACTAAATCGACGAGTCTCAAACGACACGACAGAAGACTCAGGGTTGCTTACATACGAGTCTCGACAGACAAGGCCGATCAGAGAACGTCTCTGATCGAACAGGAGCGTGTGGCGAGAGACGAGTGGCAGGTTGATCAGATATTTACTGAGGTTTACTCAGCTAAAAGCCCCGGCAAGCGGAGCCAGTTTGAGGCCATGGTCGAACTAATCGAGGCCGGTGAAGTCAAAGAGGTCCGAGCGAAGATGCTTGACCGTCTCAGCCGTAACGACTCAGACCTTCAGCGACTGCGGGAGGCAGCAGCCCTCCGGCAATGCCGAGTGCTGGTCGATGAGTGCAGCGACCTAGCGGCCCAGGACTCCACCACTGAAACTATGGTCGCCATGACGGGTTTCTTGGCTGAGCAGTATTCGATGGTTCAGCGTCAGAAAGCGCTCGCAACCAACGCCAGCAAGCGAAAGCGCGGAGTAACTACGACGTGCAGGGCACCTTTTGGTTACCAGCTGAACGCTGACAAGACGCAGCTCGAACCGCATCCGCAAAACTGGACGCTGGCCAAGGCGTTGTGGGAGATGTTGTCTGCGAACGAATTTAGGGTCGCCACCACCCTTAACCAATGGAGAAGCGAAAATTACCCTCTCCTGCCGATCAAAGCAGCCGGCATTTGTAGCTGGATGAACAATCCCGCTTTGACCGGTGACATGACTTACTTCGGGCGTTCATATAGACCGAGCGCTGCTGAGAAACGTCTCGGCGTAAGGGATCCGAACAGGCAAGAAAAAGTCAAGCATGGCTGCCACCCCGCACTTGTAACAAAAAGTCAGTGGATAGAAGCCCAGCGTGTAATCTCCACTAGAAAACAAGGAAGGAGAACCAATGAAAATAGAGGGAACACTATGTTCAGGGGTTGTGCAAAATGCGCATACTGTTTGCAGCCTATGCACTTCCGTGATATGGGCAGAAGGGCATGGCGCTGCACCAACGTAGGCAGTGACTCAAAATGCCCAAACTGCTACAAAACGGTCAAAGAAGATCTAATAATAGATGATTGCATCTCAGCAATAACAAAAGTTGCGGAAAGAATTGCGCAGGATCTGCAAACATACGAATCTACTGTCAGTAAAAGCACTCCTGAGCAGGAGCGAATTGAGCTGAACCTTGAGTATCTACGCATGGCGCCTGACCCCTCAATGGTGCAGGAGCAGATAGAACAACTTGAGGAAGAGCTAAAAGCACTTAAAGGCAGTCAATCTTCCACCAGTGACTTAGTCGCTAGCGCAAAGGTTTTTGCAAATCCCAGCGCTTGGGAGGTGCTGAAGTCCCTACCCGATAGCCGAGACAGGCTGAGGGCTGTCTTCGTGGAGTACATCGAGGCCGTCTATGTCGATGCCAGAGGTGGTCAAGGCACCCCCACAGTCAGCGTCAAGCTCAGAATCTGATTCGCCTGTGGTTGTCACCACGTTTCGTGAATTTTGCAACACTAAATTTAGTGTCTCGGCTAAGTAGCTATTCATTACTTAGCACCCCAACTTTCGAGGATGCCACCCTCTGCTTCAAATGCAACAGTATCCCCAATCATTGGTATTGCCGCCGCCCGCATCTCAAACAGAACCAACCCTAACACATTTTCTGCATCTTCTGGGCGGGCGGTGACTAAAACCTCGTCATGGATAGTCGCCCTAATAGCAGCATGTGATGGCAGTTTTCTATGAATTGATACAAGAGCGGCCTTCATGACATCCGCACAGCTGCCTTGAATCTTGCTGTTTGCCATGGTCTGCACACGCCTGTCTTCACCGAAGAGCTGGCGGCGTCGCCCGATGAGAGTCCTACTGTGCAAGCCCCGATCTAGCTCAGACTGGCAGTAGCGGTGCCACTTAGACACTTGTGGGTATGCCTTGTGCCACATCTGATGGAACTTTGACGCCTCATCCAGTGAAAGGTAGATGCCTCTGGTAGCGAAGTAGGTCTGAAGCCCTCCAGCCGCTGACGCATACGCCAATGCAAAGTTACAGTTTTTCGCAGCCTGCCTTTCGTCTTTCTCAACTTCCGAGTCATCCTTGCCATACATGAGTGCAGCTGTCCTTGTGTGCAGATCTGCGCCATCGTTAAACGCATCGATCATCCCGCGCACACCAGCCACAACAGCAATCATCCTCAGCTCCATGGCTGAGTAGTCAGCCTGAATCAAAACTCTCCCCGGCTCAGGCTCAAAGCAAGACCTAAACATTCCATCGCGAGGAACCTGTTGCAGGTTCGGATTCGAGCAAGAAAAACGTCCAGTGCCGGTGTTAAGAGGGAGGAACTGCGCGTGAATACAGCCGTCTTCCTTTACATGGTCTCTCAACTTTGTGGCCATAGTGGCGCGTTTGTCTGCTTCTTTGAAGGTCTGATAGAGCCGGATAATCTCTTTGTCGCGGTGAGTGGCTAGCACTTTCCTATCAAGTGAGACCTTGCCTTGATCGTTTTTGGGCTCAATGCCTAATTTCGCCCAGGCCGCTGCATTCTGTTTTGAGCTGCTGGGATTAAAGCCGGCGTAAACCTTTGTGCCGAGACGAATGGATCCTGTGGTTTTGGCGTTGGTATTGATGGTGCCATCGGCACGACGAGGCAGACCATCATGACCGGCTTCAACAAGGAGTTCATCAAGACGTTGCACATAATAAGCAATTCCATCTTCACGACCGAAAGAATAAAACTCAGAAGCTTGAAATAGCTTTTCTTGGTTCACATGGAGCCCTGCAGCCTCCATCGCAGCAACGACTTTGATCAGCGCACATTCCAGCCGATAAGTCGGACCCAGCCCCTGAGCATCTACTTGCTCATGCAGCCGGGGCATCATCTCAAAACAGTATTGAACATCGTTCATCGCATAATCAAGATCCTCTTTGCTCAGATCTGCACTCATCCAGTCTTGAGCCTGGAGTGACTTATCAAGCACTACCCCAAGCTCACGCTTGACGACAGCTTTCAGGTTGTGCTTGACATCAGCTTTTCCGACATGAAGAAGTCGGGAGCAGATCATCGAATCAAATAGCTCGCCCGCCATGTCAACACCGCAACCAAGCAGCACGCGGTAATCAAATGCGAGATTGTGTCCACAGATCTCAAGCTCTTCGTTTTCGAGAAAGATTCTCAGGGACTCCCACTGTTCTTCTCCCCAGCTCGATAAGTCATACCACTGAGAAGAGCTATCACTGTGCAACTGCAGTAGGCGCACGTACTCTCTGCCTTTCCAGCATTCGGGAATGAGAGCTGTCTCCATGTCGAGGCAAAACCACATACCCAGACCTTGCAGCTCCTGAAACAGCGCCTGATCCATCCAACCTCCCTAGCTCAGGTCAAGCCTAGAGAGGTTATTTGACTTGTCTACTGCGGACTCATGAGAATCAACCCAAGAAGGTTGAAAAGCCAAAATTACCTCTCTAGGTTCCCATTGCAGTACGCAACTCAGCGATGCTCCGATCAGAGCAGATTGATTCTCTCGCAGCGCTTCCCGACGAATGGCGTTACACCCTCACAGGGGGTAAGGGCAGTGTCAAACAACCCATCAGCGCAGGCTGGAACATCAAAGGAAACGGCCTGTCGAGAGACTCGATCGAGCTGATGGCCGAAGGGCACAAAGACGCTGACTCATGGAAGATCGCAGCAGCAACAGGTATTGGCGCCATCACAGGCCCGGAGTCAGGCGGTCTGCTGGTGATTGACTTCGACGGTAAAGGGGACCAGGCGGAGAAAGTCTTTGCCTCCCATTTTGGAAGGCCCTCCAGCGATCTACCAAGTACATGGACCACCATCTCAGGTAAGGCGGGAAGAAAGAAGATCTTTCTTCGAGTCACACCAGATCAAGAACTTGAGCTGAATAACCGGTCGGCAGTCTGGCGAGACGAGGAAGGTCTGACAGTCCTAGAGGCCATCTGGAGGAACACCACCGGCACCGGAAGGCAGGCTGTAATCAGCGGCACACACCCCAGCTCCACTAAGGAAAACCCACTGTTTTACCGGTGGGTCAACTCCGGCAGTGAATGGGCCACATGCCCCGATTGGGTAGCGGAAGGCGTTCTCCGACAGATGGATAACGCCCGCAGCGTTGTCGATGCCACCCGCAGTGGAGAGAAAGACGGTGAGCCCACAGCCTATGAGCAGTTACCAATTCCGAAGCGCTGGGAGCTTTGTGCCAACGCATTAGACAGCTGCCCAACTCGCGACGGAAAAGGGTCAAGCACTTACACCACAGTTCGTCGTGCGATCTGCGCACTGCTGCACGAATGGGGCGCCCCACTAGCAGAAATGATGATCGCCCAGAGCAAATGGGACACCAAAAACAACTGGGGACCAAACGAAAGCGCAACGCAGTTGTTGAGAAGCCTGCAACAGTCTGATATTCCCCAGAACGAGAAGGTAACGATCGGTTCTCTGTTTCGCCTAGCTCAGCTGCACAGCGACTGGATCTGGCCTGACGAGTACAAGCCCCCGAAGCCTGCGAGTGCGATTGAGAAGCAGGAGATCGACAAGTTGATAGCTCAGATGAACTTCCACTATCAAGACAAAACAATGTCGGCTTTGATCAGAGGAAAGCTGTCCAAGTTCTATGGAATCAGAGACAGTGAGATCATGACACTCCGGCTGGAATCAGCGCTGGGGCATGTCGTCAAGGCTGAGAAGAAAGCGGAGCAGGCACAGGATGTTTTCAACGGCCTTATCTCACGTCGCGTTCACCTTCTCGCAGGAGCTTCCCACTCCGGTAAAACCAGCCTGGCAGCTTTCATGGCTGGAAAGGTGTTGAACAGCGAGTTCCTAACGCAGGATGACTTCGACTTCGGTGAGGATGTTGAGCTTCCATCCGGGCCGATGAACTGCATTGACATCGGCAGAATCCGCCACTCCAGCTCAAAGCCGGGGAAGGTGCTTGTTTTCACCAGCGACTGCAGTGACGAAGACATGATGCGCGACATCGCGATTGAAGGCGCATCGAGGACAGGAATGGACGCACGGCTCAAAGTGGTTAGCGGGCTTGGCTTTGCCCAGATGGTGGAGATCGTTCTCAACATCCAGGACTTTGAGCCAGACCTAGTGATCATGGACTGCCTGAGCAGCATGGCGCTGCCTGGCATCTCACAGGCCGATGCAGCGTATGCCGCCCCCATCCGTGAGCTGGTGCGATTCAACGGCGCCAAGTGGAAAAAGGCAGCATTTCTGATCCTGCACCACACGACCAAGGCAGATCCACGCAAGTCAGCAGGCACTGAGCAGATCAAAGCAGCATCAGAAGAGCTGCTGGTCTATTACGACCCGCACCAGGCCGCCCACGTCGGCAAGCCTGGCCGACCCAAGAAGAACGTATTGCCGAACGTCCGTCATCTTGAGTTCGAGAAAAGCCGGGGTGGATACAAGGGCAAGACAATCGTCATCGAGCGCGACGGCATGGCCGGCAGGTGGGACTGGCGCCTTTATGAGACAGACCCCAAAGAGATGACTGCTTTCGACTTTCTAGTGAGTTCGTTGATGAATTGCACTGACGAAGAATGGCGTACTCCATCCGAATGGCGAGACCGTCTCAACGCTGCCCACATAAGCAGGAGGATGACTTGCCGCTACATGGCCCAGCTGTCGGGAAAAATTCTTGACAGGCAGTGCATCCCCGATCGGCGTAACCGACTGACCACCCACTACAGGATCAAGCCGGAGGTGACGCACGCCGCCAAGCAGATGCTGAAGAGCAACGGAATGGGCAATAACTTCGTGTGACCCACTGGTGACCTATCGGGGGCGGCTCTTCGCCCCTTTATACATTAGCTAGTGTTTTTGGACCTTACTAGGCAAACCCCAGTCGTAGCAAGGGTTTTGCAGTGTAATCATCTAGTTCCTAGTAGGGTACTTGTCTCTACCCCTCTCACTAGAGTACAAAAAAGGACTTCACTTAATAGTGGGTGTGTGTCTACACAGGATGGCCGGGGTTGAGTATTTAGGTGTCTAGGTACGCTTCTAGACTCAAGATAGTGTTCTAAAGAAAACCAGTCATACCAATGGATCTACCTTATAAGGACACACATAACAAAAGTAGTATTTATACGTGCGTATGCGTGCGCGTTATCTCCTTAGGTTGACGTACACACCCATGCGTTCCTAGAAAGGGTCTCCACCCCAGCTAGACAGACATGAGCAAGCGACTGCCCGAGACAGAGACACCCATCGACCAGCAGCTCAAAAGGGGACGTGAAGCCTTCACCCAGCACTTCAATTTCTTTCTAGGCAGCGCCAGCTCAACAGATCTGATGAAGCTCGCGGACACCGTATGCGGTAAGCGTTACATCCACAGCTCCATGATCCAAAACCTCAGAAGGGGAACGATCAAAGACCCCAACCACGCAGCCCTGTTAGCTCTTGGAGCGGTCAACCGTCACATTTCCGAGGGAGGCAGTCATATTTTTGTGCCGATGCGCAAGAGCGACGGCAGCCCAATAGACGAGAGCACTGTTCACCTCGCCTTTCTCGGACTAATCGATCTGCAACCCCTGCCCGAGACCTTGAGCCCCTGGCCCACACCGGAGCAAGAGAACCTGATCGTCCAGAAGCTTTCTCACGAAGCCCGTAAGACTTTGATCAATGGGGACGTTGACTTCTATCAAAACCTTGACCAGTACACACCTTTAGTTAGTTCTCTGCTCACCTCCAAGAAAGGTCTGAGCTTGAGAGAGATTCTTAACGAGCCATCTCTCTATGCAGTGCTTGGCTGGGATAAGAGCTACCCCATCGAACTGGCACGAACCTGCATAGGTAGGGAAAGCTAGTAAGACTCCCCGGCTAAAAATGAATCCAAACGCCCGTGCCTATGTCCAGCAACCAAGGCCCCGGCAAGGCAGGCACACACACTGGGGCGAGAAGAAGACTTGCAGGAGCCTGAACCTGACCGACTGCTGCTGGGAGCTGCTTACAGCGATGGCAGACAAGGAAGGCTGCAACAGATCTGAGTGGATAGAGCGTTATGTGCGTAAGCAGTCCACAGACGAGCTGGACGGCCTGAACAACCCCGTGTAACAGAACTTGAGACTTAAGGAGGTTGCTTCACGCTGACAACCTCTCTAGGTTAGAACGGACCAGAAAAGCAGCGACGTGCCTTTTTTCAGCCAAGACTTCAGCAAAAGCATTGAGCAAGCAAGCAATTCAATCCCCGATCGCGAGCGCTACGTCAACCCCAGCATGATCGGCAAAGAAGGTGGTGTGGCATCTCCATACCGCTTTTCGATCTTGAGCGCTGCTCCACTTGAGGGCTATGAGTTGTGGATTGACCTTCCTGACAAGAAGAAAACCAAGCGAGTAATTGAGGGCAACAGCAAGCCAACTGACGCCGAGATTGAAGCAACGGCTGCAGCAGCAGGCGGCACACCCTCCCCCGCCAAAGAGTTTGGAACTGGCAAAGTTCTTGATAAGCCAGACATTCGCCGGATCATTTCGTTTTTCGTTTACGAATACGACCGCGAACAAGTTGTGCTGCTCACCATCAGCCAGATCGGGCTCATGACTTCTTTGTTCGGAAAGCTTGGCGATCCCGACTTTGAGGATCTGACCAAGTGGGATTGCGAGATCGCGAAAGAGATTCGTAACGACCGGACTTTATATGAAGTCAACATGAAGCCTGCACGTCGTGCTAACTCGGATGTAAGCAAGAAAGTGACGGCTGCATGGAAGGCGGCCACGACTGAGGGATTCAATCTTGAGGCCCTGCTGATCGGCGCCAACCCATTTAAGGCAGCTGAGTGATTTTAGGTCTCCCCAAAGAGTCCTACGCAGTGAAGACACCCAGGGGATTTATGCGCTGTTGCGACAAATCCCCCGGCTTTACTCATCACATCAGCGAGGCCACCCACTGGCCCACTGTTAAGCAAGCCGACTCAGTAGCCAACGCCTACACGCGAGAGACCGGGGAATTAGCTCAGCCGATCGCAGTTCAACCATGAAAATAGACAAACTCCCAAAAGCTCGCGCAGAGGCTATCCGTCTGCCCGACAAATCAGGCTACGAGACACCACTCGGACGCCTTGACAGCGTCACCCGCATTCTCGGAGCCACCAGCGAAGGCAAGGAAGCCCTTCAACAATGGCTGAAGCGTCCAGACGCAGAGCAAATCTCAGCAGCTGCTTGCAACAGGGGAACATGGACCCACAATCAGATTGAGACATGGATTGAGAACCCAGAACACGACCCCAAACACTTTGCTTTTGGCGGTTACTGGAGAAACATCAAACCCTTCCTACAAAAACACCACGTACACACTGTCGCCCAGGAGAAGACGGTCTATCACCCCGCCGGCTTTGCTGGAAGCTTCGACAACCTCGGCTATTGGAGTTACACAAACCGCGAATCCATCACCAACGAACAGGCATCAGAACAACTGTGCCTTCTGGATTGGAAAACCTCTAAGAATTACCGAGGCGACCGACGTTTCAAGGACGACAAAGGCCCTTTACTGCAGGACTACTTCTGCCAGCTAGGTGCCTACGCCGCAGCAATCAAATATGTCTACGGCATCCAGCCTGAGCGTGCCTTACTTGTAATCGCCCGTCCAACAGGCCGATGGCCAGACATTTGGGAGCTAACGGGAGAGGAGCTGGAAGAAGAGAGCCGAAAGTTTATTTACCGCAGTAACTCGTATTACATCGTGGAG